TTTTCACGCTTTGAGAACTTTTTTAAGCTTGCATATGTACTGGCATCTAAATATGCCATGAACGGAATAAATTTAGAATGGGTCATCATTACCTCTTTCATAGTCTGCGACTAAAGCATCAAAGATATCTCTAGCCTTTACGTTCCCATTAAGGGCTGTTCTGGATTCGATACCGCAGGTTTTGCAAACCGCCTCAGCGGCGGCTTGCTCCCCTTCAACTCCAAGGAACTGTTGAAATGATTCATAACGGCATAGAATACCTGCCCTCTTAACCCTGTCATTAGTGATTACAGGTGTCTCATCATCGTTGATCCGGACAAGCGCACATGCATACCGAGATCCTACAAAATCCCTGAGCAACTCTTCTGGGATCTCATCTGGGTGCATGGATAAGGTTAATATGTAACCTGTCTTATCCTGTTTCAACGCAACTTTTCTTACCTCGAATTGCATAACCCCTCCCTAAAAAGGAACATCATCGTCTTGTTTAGAATTTACAATCTGCTTACGCACGTAGCGGTCTACACCCAATGACAGGTAGGTATTGCCCTTGGAATCCTTCTTCTTCCAACCGCTTAGTTTGACTATGGTTAACCCATCTTCAAACCGAATGTTGTCCTTATTGCTAAGGTCAACTGCGATCTCGCCCCAATAATCAGGCGCAGAGGGGGACTTCTTAGTTTCGGTATGGCGTAATGAACCGCCGTCTTTAAAAGGTTTAAACTTTGCCATCTTCTTTCTCCTTTAGGGTTGATTTTGCTGCTTGGAACTTCTTAAGAACTTCTTTGTATAAAACGTCGTAATCCTTCTTCAAGGCATCAAGCTGCGTTTGGTTTGCCTTCCAATAGGAAACCAAAGCATCCTTGGTGTCACTCATCTCTACATACATCTGCATACCTTCGGCAAATGCTTGCATCCGTGCCAACTCCGAACTCCCGCCGCTTTCAACCGTATCTACCGCCTTCTGAATGATCTCTGCAACCTTCTGCTGTGGCGTAGGATCAATCGCCTTTGGTTTGCTTGGCTCGGTATCAATTACAGCTTCCGGCTTGTCTGACAATTCCTGCGGCATGTCCTCACCGGCATATATATACAGACCCAACCCGTGGAGGGCTAAACCCTTGGTCAAACAACGCATGATGGCTGTATTGACGGCAAATGCATCTGGCGCAGGGATTGGCTTGTTACGGTAATCCATAACCGGCAACATGCAGGTCAGTTGTTTACCAAACAAAGTGACCGCAACCCATACCATAGCCGTGCCGTTTACATCCATATACGCTTTGTTATCAAAGGTCTGCACAGTAAACGATGCGGCGGGATCGGCTTTCAAAGCCTCAGCCCAAGCCCACGCCCATGACAGGTAAGTAAGATTGTTCTTCTTTTCTGTGTGCAAATTAACGTTCAGACTCAGCAAATCATTCACTGACATTTTGGCTCCCTTTGAATTGTTCGCACCATTCTGCAACTCCGCACCAATTGTTGGTGCATCGCTTTGGTTCTCCTGCTCTAAGTTCGACATATCCCTTTTCCTTTATGGCTAATTCTTCTGCCTCTTCCTTCTGTTTAAATACACGAATCGCTGTTTTGCGATTCTCTCTTTTCACGGCGTATACCGTTTCCGACATCCACCGATCCTCATCGGAGCAGAGTGGTAACTCTTCCCCAAAGTCGTGGGAGACTTTTGCATTACGGTGCAACTCCAGACGTTGCTTAACGTAATCCTCAGTCACCTGTAAATCCCATATTGGGACATCAATCATCACCGCTTCAGCTTCTGGGTAACCTTCTTTGTTCTCATGCGGGTTGTAATCCTTGATGATCGCGCAGATACTTAACCGGCTGACATACTGTTTCTTGACTGCCCAGACCAACCACCGGTAGATGTTCAGCTGAGTAACCCATTCCTGCTTGTTCTGCATGACAGACCAAGCCTTAACAAATTTGTAGTCAACAATCTCTACGCCTTCGGGTGTGATCTTCTGAACGTCGATCTGCCCGCTGACAGTAACGCCATCCATCTCTACAAATAAGCGCTCTTCATTGATATGATTCTCTACAGTCTTAGCGTCTAGCTTCCCGTGCATGAATGTTCCAAGCTGAGATGCGATAAGTTTTGTCACATCCATTTCTATCAAATCGTTATACTGTTCGCGCAACCTTACAATTTTCGGTGGGCTCATCAACTCTGTTGCGCTATACTGAGAAGAACCTTTGCTGTAATAATTCTTAGACATAAGAGCGACAAATGGTGCAGGTAGATTATGTTTGTTTGTAATTTTCATTGAAAGGTCTTTCATGAGTAAGAAACAAGATAATAGTGCCATAGATTCTAAATTGCAAGCACTATCGTTAAATATATTTGGAGAGCCAGCATCTAAAGCTAACTCAAGGCGGCTAGTTAAGTTTGGTGGGATCTCTAGGCTGATCAAATCAAAGAAGGCATTGAGCTACTCTGATATGTTTAAACAGCAATGCAAGCAGCTGGATGTGCTGCTGGAGGGGGATCTGCGTATAAACATCACTATCTACTATGCTTCCCGAAGACCTGATCTAGATGAATCCTTAATCCTAGATCTGCTACAGGGCTATGTGTATGCGAACGACAGGCAGATAAAGGAGAAGCATATCTACTGGGGGCTAGACAAAGAGAACCCGAGGTCTGAGATCACTGTAGAGGTGATAAAAAAATAGCCCCGATGAAGGGGCTAAAAGGGAGAGAGACTAACAATGAACTCACAAGAAATAAAACGAGTCAGAACGGGCTGCAACCCATGGCTGACTATAACCAACCATCTAGTCTAGACTTTAATTAGACTGGGCTGATTATACACCGGGATTGTATAAACACAATAGGTTTAAATCATACAACCGGGAAATAAAATACAGCAGTGGGAAATTGTGGGAAATACTACGGGATTAAAAAATAATGCTGTTGGGTGTTGACATGGATTTCTACCGTGGTATATAGTTCGTCTCGTTAGGTCTGAACGCCGAACATTAAAGCAGTTAAGTCAGATTCCCGACCCCGCATGGGGTAGCGTTCTCCAAAAGAGGATGTTGTTCAGCGGGGGTCTGTCTTAACTGCTTTTTTGTTTTCTGTTCTCTCTTAACCGTACTCCGCACGATAGTAAGCATTCAGCCTGATGGCGCGGAACAAAAGGGTTACACGGTATGCCGTAAGGCTAGGGGGCAGTTCCCGAACAATCCGTGGTGCTGGTCGAATCTGCAAGCACAGGGGTTAGGCAACTAACATGCAGATGCCGTTAGGCGGTGAAACATCCTCTCTCTAACCCATTTTCCCGTGGGGTAGGGGGGTCTTTGGGTGAAAAATAACAAAATGCCCTCTACGGGAGTTGCATGTGCCATCGGGAAGATACATGCATCTCCCGTAGTTCGGGAAGATACATGCACCTCCCGCAATTCAATTAAAGAGAGACAACATGGACATAGAATTAGACGCACAGGATTTAATCTACGCGGCGCATCATGCAGGTGTGATACAAGCAGTGAAACAAATGCAGATGCTGAAAGGAGATGTTGTTAATCACAGGATATCTAATCTTAGTGATTTCAGCATTCATTACGTAGGCTTACTCGGCGAGGTTGCTTTAGGTAAGGCTATAGGCATTAAACCCAATGTAAATATTACCGTAGGTGGTGACGGGAATATAGACATGACATACCAAGGTATGACTATACAGGTTAAAACAAGCACTCATAAAAACCTGCATCACCCGCAGATAAGATATTTAATATTTAATAGTATTGAAGACTTCTCCACGGATTTAGCCGTTCTTTGTTCAATTCAAGAAGTTTCCACAGTGCGGATTCATGGGTTTGCAACTCATCGAAAGTTTGTGTCTAATGTTGTCACTCAAGATTTTGGTTATGGCGTTAGATATTGTTTAGATGAGAAACATTTATCCCCCATGGAACGTTTCCAAGAGGGAATCAATTACTTAAAGGACTCAAAATGACACGAGACTACAAGCAGGAATACAAGAAGCAGAAAGAACGTAATGAACATCCAGACAGAATGGAACGGCAGCGAGCACGGCGTAAGCTCGACGCGAAGGGTGTAAACAGAGAAGGCAAAGACGTAGCTCATGTCAAAGCTCTATCCAAGGGTGGCAGCAACAAAGACGGTGTAAAGCTGCAGTCCCCGTCGGTCAATAGATCGTTTAAACGGAATTCAGACGGCAGTATGAAATGATTGAGAGCCTGATCCATCATTATCATTTCGACAGTTCAGCTAGGGTATCTTGCCCTTACTGTTCTACAGAGCGCAGAAAATCAAATCAAAAAGATATGACCTTGACCCGCAAGCCAGATGGGGCTGTTGTCTATCATTGCCATCATTGCCAGACCAACGGGTCAGTTCAGCCTATTAAGGAGAGAAAATTGTCAGTCGTTCCCAACGTTCAAATAACAAAAAATGAATTAACCGCAGATCATTATGCTTGGCTAGAGACTCGGGGAATCCTGAAAGACACCGCAGATAAGATGAAACTGTTTGCCGCAGATAAGTTCTTCCATAAGGTTGGGAAGCGATGCGACTCCATAGGTTTCCCGTATTATCGTGATGGTGCGTTTGTCTCAGCCAAATACCGTAGCTTTCCCGAGAAAGACTTTACTCAAGAAGCCGGTGGCGCACATGATTTCTTTGGGATCGATCAGGTGGAGTCTGGTCAGCCTTTAATCATCGTAGAAGGCGAGATAGATTGCTTAACTTTGATGCAGTGTGGTTTAAACAACGTCGTTAGTGTTCCATCGGGAGCCCCGATGAAGGTGGCAGACGGGAAGGTATCTGCGTCGGAGGATAAGCGGTTCTCCTATGTATGGAATGCCAAGGATGTTATTGATGCCGCCCCCTACGTCGTCATTGCTACAGACCAAGACGCGGCAGGTCAGGCGTTAGCCGAGGAACTGGCTAGAAGGATTGGTAAGGAAAAATGCCGGTTAGCTAAGTTTGACAAGAAGGATCTCAATGAAGATTACATGTCAGGCTTCGATGACTTCGCCATCGATGACCCGTCTCAACATGGCACGGATCAAATCGCAGAGATCATTAGAACGGCAGTGCCTTACCCAATTGCAGGGATCTCCGATGCAACCAACTTCTTAGATCGTTTAAACGTTCTATACGACAAGGGAACTGGAACAGGGGTATCTACTGGCTTCTCTAATGTAGATAAGATATATACCGTAGCCTCCGGTCAAATGACCGTAGTGACTGGTTATCCATCCTCTGGTAAATCTAACTTCGTAGATCAGATCATGGTGAATATTGCTAGGAACAATGATTGGAAGTTTGCCATCTGTTCCTTCGAGAACCAACCCGAGATCCATATTACCAGACTTATGGAGATCTACACCAAGAAGAGGTTTTTTGAGGGTGAGAACCGGATGACCCAAGCAGATAAGGATAAAGCGTTTAAATGGGTTTCCGAGCATTTCTTATTCCTAGATACGCAGGGAGAAGAGCCTTCAACGATAGACTCTATCCTTGACCGAGCCAAGGTAGCCGTTAAGCGTATGGGCGTTCGCGGGATGGTCATAGACCCATACAACTACATAGATTTATCGCGTGATACCACAGAGACGGATGCCATCAGCCGGATGCTGACCAAGGTTCAGACCTTCTGCAAATCCTACGACATCCACACATGGTTTGTCGCTCACCCGTCTAAAATTAATAGGTCGGGATTGGAACAGCCCAGACCGGATGGCATGTCAAGC